ATGCCCATCTATTCTTAACTGAACATCTATTGCAACTTCTTCAGGAACTACTAGACAATATCCAATACCAAGATTAAATACATTCTTCATTTCTTCTTCTGTAATTTCACCAGCAAGTTGAATCTTGCTAAAGAGTTTTGGTAAAGGCCATGAATTATAATCTACATGTGCTTCTAATCCATCTGGGATACATCTTGGAAGATTCTCTGGAATACCACCACCAGTGATATGTGCCATACCAAGTATTGGAAAATCTTCTAATAGATTCGCAACTAAAGGAGCATAGATTCTTGTAGGGGTAAGAAGTTCTGGTGTTTCTTTAAGAGATATCTTATGTTTAAATAACATCTCCCTAATCAAACTATATCCATTACTATGAATACCACTACTCTCTATACCAATAATTACATCACCTTCTTTAATCAAAGTCCCATCTATTACTTCACTCTCTTCTACAATACCAGTACAAAATCCAGAAACATCTCTAATAGAAGGTGCTGATCCCATACGTCTTGGATGCTCTGCTGTCTCTCCACCTATCAAAGAGCACTTTGATAGTTTACATCCGTCTGCTATACCATCAACTAAGTGTTTTACCAAATTTTCATATAATTTTAAATTCGAGGTACAGATATAATCCAAAAAGTATAATGGTTTTGCACCACATGTGATTACATCATTCACACACATGGCAACAAGATCAAGACCTATACCATTCATTACCGATGGATTACCAGTTGCTTCTAATTCAGCAACATGAATTTTAGTTCCTACACCATCAGTACCAGAAACCAATACAGGTTTTTCATACCCCGTAGGGACTCTCATCATCCCATTGAAACCACCAAATCCACCCACGACCTCAGGCCGATGAGTGGATTTAACGGTGTTCTTAATTTGATCTACAAAAGATCTTCCAGCTTCAATATCAACACCAGCAGTTTTATAATCCATTACAAAAACATAGTAACAAGAATATTATATCACAAATATTCCTTTCTTGCATGATGGTCAGGAACTATCTTTCCCAGTTCCACAGTGAGGAGTCCGTCTTCAAAGCCGACGGATCTAATCTCCGTATCGTCTGTGATCGTCCAGACTCGTTCAAAAGAACGTTGGGCCAATCCTTTGTGGAGAAATTCTCCAACATCTTCTGATTCTTCCTTCTTGCCCTCAACATATAGTTTTCCAAACTCTGTATAGACTTTGACTTCATCCTTCTTAAACCCCGCAAGGGCGATTTCGAGTCTCGATTCATGATTGTTTACTTGTATCAGATTATATGGTGGATAGTTTGAAGTTTGTGTTGGTGCATTAAAAAATCTGTCTAGGTAGTCATCCATCCCAATGCCATTTTGTCTTATCACCTTCATTAGTTCTGGAAGGTTGGCAGCATGATACGTTGCTAAGTTAGTCATTTGTAGCTCCTTGTTAAGCGAGTTTGTGTTTTGTTGTCCCCGAAGGCGACACTACTATTTATCAACAAGAGCTAAAAAAAGGGATGCTGAATCCCCTATACAATTATTCGGTTATCTTCAATAATCATATTCATCAAGTACCTGCAAAGCACAATTAAGAGCTTGCTGTGCAGCCCATCTTTCTTTTGGACCCCACTCACGATACCACTTTTTATCATCTATACCCTTCTTAATTTTAAGAAGACGAGACTCCATATCAACTTTTTTCAAACGTCCATTCATATACTCAGGGTACTCAGGGTAAGGTGGTTCTGGTCTCATTATCAAAAGTCTCCTCAAGTCGTTGTTTAAGAATTGTCAATTCTTCTTTAAGCTTTGAATTTTCTTGTTCTAGATTTTTGATCTCGTTCTCGTAGACAGTAATCATTCGTTCTTGTTGTTCGTTGATTTCTTCTAGTTCAAACCAAGATCTTATATGATCGAAGCTCATTGAACTTGTATTTGATAATTATTTACAAATTTTATGTTTTCTTTATGTAAGATATATTTCTGAATGAAGATGTTACTCTTCAATCTTTTTCTTCTTACTCCCTATATTATACTTGGTTTCTAGTATCCAGTCACCTTTGTCTTTGTATGCCAACACTTTAATCTGATTAAGAGGTGCAATATCTTGTATTTTTTTAGTGTCTACAATACTAATTAATCCCCAATCAGCAAGTAATTGTGAGATACGATTCCTACGCTGAACATCATTAGATGTCAAATTAGCATGTTTGCCATCTAATGCAAATAATTCTTTAAAATGCACAAGATAATATCTACCCTGCTTGTGCAATATATGACACGACTGATAGATCTTCTTTTCCTTTCGGGATGCAACTCCGATACGAGTCAAAGTCTCACGTACTTTTAAGAAATCATCAGGCTCATTTAATGTAACCTCGACCATTTGGTCGGGTGTCCACTTGACTTCAGGTTCCTGAACCACACTCATTGTCTTCCTCCAGTTTCAAATTTCGATTTTATAAAATTAATTTGTTCTTGTGTTAGGATTCTCAAAGCCTGTTTTGCCTTTTCATTACTATAACCATAGTAACGTTTTACATAATCAAGATCTTTGATTGTATCTTTACGGAGCCAAGGAGAGAATCTCTTCTTAGGTCTCAGTGTATTTAGCAAAAAATCATATTGCATCTTCTTTGGTAAAGAATGATGTATATTCATCTCATTTGCAAACATAATTGCATCAAGATGACCAGAATAACAACGATTAATAATGTATGTTGGATACTCCTTCTCTATAGAAGGATCTTCATCAATTAAATTCTTCTTTGTCTGATTGATGGAGTTCAGCCAATCTTTCAGTTCCATAATTAAGTAGGAGTAGTTCTTTACGTTTTTGTTGGTCACGCATATACTCACCAACAGATCTCATAGTATATGTAAGGTCAAACTCAGCAGCAGACCAACCTTTAAATCGATCTCTTATGAGTTGAGTTGAATTATAGCTTACCATCATATCTATAGAATGTAAATCACAGTTATAAGCAAACTGATCATGATCAAATCTTTTATGCATCTCGCCCTTCTTACCATATAGATTATCCTTAATATCATAAGGAGGATCTAAGTACATGAAAATATCATCATGCAAATCTTCTGTCATCAAATAATCATATGATCTATTAGTTATTCTCCAATCTGATATGATCTCTGAGTATTCAGGTAATTTCTCAATGCCTCGAAACGAAAAATTACTATCACTTGCCTGAGCAGAAAAGCTAGAGCTTTCTGTAAGACCACTAAAGGAACACTTATTAACAATATAGAAAGCCACAGCACGGTCAAGGGATGTACAATCGCTGCTATTAATGCGTTCTTTATTACTAGTAAATAGTACTCTCGCTGTATCTGGAGCATTATGCTTCTCCTTAAGGGTAGTTAATTCTTTACTCAATTCTACCCCATTCTCTTGCAATTGTCTCCAAAAGTTTACAAGAGGTTCATAAAGATCATTTACCCAGATCCTTAAGTGTGGATACATCTTTGTAATATAGATCGCAACACTTCCACCACCTATAAATGGCTCACGAAACTCTGTGTACTTATCAAAATTAGGAAAATGCTGTCCCATTTTAGTACAAGCACGAGACTTCCCACCAGGATATCTAAGTGGTGTTTTTAAAGATTTGATCGTCATAGGTAATGATAATACGTTTTGCAGTGTCACCTTTGGTATTAATAAAATTTTGATGCATATAATCGCCACCTAACTGTGTAGCAAGTTTCTCTATCTCTTTGAGGATGTCCTCTTTTTCTTCTGATAAGACCATCAATAATACTTAGTAACGTCCCTTTCCAATTCAACATCAACAGCATCAAAAATTCTCAGTAATGCTTCTGCATATATTCTGTATCCAGAGCCAACATAAAGTTGTCCTGCCAATACAGATACAGTTGCAGCACCCCAGAAAATATAATAAAACCTCGACTTAACTTGATGTCTTTGTTTTTCTTTAGTAATCATAATTTTTTCCTGAATTTTTCATGTTGTAATTGTGTTTCTAATGCAATCTTAATTGTAGTTAATGGATGATATAATGGAGATTCTCGTTCTATATAATCTTCCAAATGTGCAATATGCTCCAATGCAAAGATTAATTTAGTCTCATCATTCATTCTTGGCATAGATCTTCTATAGTAAATAAACTACAAAGTTCTAAGTTTGCTTCTATCATAGCATCTCTACCACCTTCCTGTCTATCTACAATAGTAACAACACGATTAACTTCATATCCCAAGTCACGTAATACCTTAACTGCCTTAAGTGCTGAACCGCCTGTTGTAACTACATCTTCTAATA